TTGCAAATGGATTAAGATTATTTGGAAAATATTATAGGAGTCTCTGGGACTAGTGGACTCTTTTGAACTATATACTATGATGCTAGAAAAATTTGGTGAGATACCTCATCCTAAGCATCAACCCAAAAAATTTAAATATTATGTTGAACTACTGAGGAAATCGAATGGCAACTAAAGTTGGAACATCTGCGTGGAAACCAGAACGCAATCTTAAAGCAACATCAATCGGTAGGAAGAATATTAAAACATCTTCTATGAATAAAAATAAAAAAAGAAGTTATAAGGTATACAGAGGACAAGGATGAACTTAAAGAAACTGTGGTTTAAATTATTAAAAGCAGAATCTAAACACAAAAGCAAGAAGGCAGGTAAACTTGAACATAAAATTATACAAGAGGAATTAAATGAAAGAGGGAATGCGCGTACCAGAAACGACTTTCAAGAAGAGAGTTCGTGATGAATCTATCGGAGGGGACAATCCATTCAAGTGGCAAGATTTAACGACAAAGGAATTATTCTCGGATCGGCGAGTGGTGGTATTTTCCCTACCCGGTGCATTTACACCCACTTGCTCTACTTATCAAGTTCCGGGGTTTGAAGATAACTATTGGACGATCCGCAAAGACATAGGTAACATTGATGAGATCTATGTGCTCTCGGTGAACGATACATTCGTAATGCGTAAATGGATGATTGATCAGAATGTTAAGAACATTGATTTTATTCCAGACGGAAACGCAGAGTTTACAAAAGGAATGGGCATGGACATTGATATGTCTGCCGTTGGTTTTGGAACACGATCTCGTCGATACGCAATGATCGTAAATGACGGTGTGATTGAAAAAATGTTCATAGAACCAGATGCAACTGAAGACGATCCAGATCCATATGGTGTATCATCACCAGAAAGTGTAATGGAATATTTAAGTGGAAAAGAATAAGTGGACAGTTGAAATTCAAGAGAGTGGTGATGATTTAATCTTACCACTCCCTAAAGAAGTGCTTGATCATCTTGACGCAAAAGAAGGTGATGTGTTACAATGGGTAGATAGGGGTGATGGAAGTTGGTCTCTCACCAAAATGCAATACGATAGTGATAGTGGATTGACAGAGAGTTTCTAATGGGTTTAACAATTATTGATGATAGAGAGGTTGCTTCTGCAAAAGGTCCGTCTAAAGATGGAACTTATACAAAAGCACAGGGCGGCACAGAGTTAATGAACTCTGCACTATATGAAAGAGTTCCTAAAAGGTTATTGGATCAATTTTTTATTATCAAATCTAGAGTCAGGTACCTTGATAAAGAAAAACCAAACATTCTTTGGTTACATGACTTATGGTCTGATCCAGAAGTGCAGAACCTAAAGAAAAGTGATTTTCGTAATCAGTTTGCACGATTAGTTTTTGTTTCTAATTGGCAATTGCAAACTTATAACTTGACACTTGGGGTTCCTTACTCAAATTCAATTGTTTTGAAAAATGCAATCGAACCAATCCCATTTAAAGAGAAGAGTTATGATACTATTAAACTAATTTATCACACCACTCCACATAGAGGATTGCAACTGTTAGTGCCTGTAATGAATGCACTCGCAGAAAAGTATGGTGATAAAATTCACTTAGATGTTTACTCTTCATTTAAAGCATATGGTTGGGAAGAACGTGATGAACCGTATTTAAATTTGTTTGAAGAAATCAAAACACACCCTCAAATGACTTATCACGGATTCCAACCAAACGATGTTGTCCGCAATGCATTACAAGAAGCACATATCTTTGCGTATCCATCGATCTGGCAAGAGACCTCATGTATCGCCGCAATTGAAGCAATGAGTGCAGGGTGTGAAGTTGTGTGTCCTAATTATGCGGCATTACCGGAAACTACTGCAGGATATGCAACAATGTACCATTGGTCGGAAGATATGAATCATCACGCAAATGTGTTCATTAATGTTCTCGATCGATCAATTCAAAGGCATATTGATGATCAAAACGGATTCCGTTTTGCCATGGCAAAACAACACATCGATAAGATGTATAATTGGGATGTTCGTGCCCAAGAGTGGGAAGGACTCTTACAAGGGTTAATTAAACAAATGGGTTGACATTGCATTTAATCTATGAGACTATATATTAGTAGATAGATTATATGTGAGCACATATCATGATTTTATTAGACTTAAATCAGGTGATGATCTCAAACCTGATGAGACAAATTGAGATGCATAATGGTGAATTAAGTGAGGATCTGATCAGACATATGGTTCTGAATAGTATTCGTATGTATCGCACCAAGTTCAAAGAGTACGGTGAACTGGTCATCTGCTGTGATGATCAGGATTACTGGCGCAAAAAGATATTCCCATATTACAAAGCACACCGCAAAGAAGATCGTGAAAAGTCTGCTTTGGATTGGAGCACTATCTTTAAGTCACTGCATAAGATTCGTGACGAACTCAAAGATTATTTTCCTTATAAAGTTATTCGTGTTGCGCATGCGGAAGCAGATGATATTATTGGTGTATTAACTGCAAAGCACGGTGTATACCTAAATAATGATGACGTAGAGAAGATTTTAATCTTATCTGGTGACAAAGATTTTGCTCAGTTGCAGAAGTATACCAACGTTGATCAGTTTAGTCCGATTACTAAAAAATGGATACGTATCAACGATGCACAACGATTCTTGCGTGAGCACATCATGAAAGGTGATAGGGGTGACGGTATTCCTAACTTCTTATCAGCAGATGATACTATTGTCACTAAGACAAGACAAAAACCATTATCATCTAAGAAATTAGATCAATGGGTAGATCTACAACCAGAGGATTTTTGTTCTGGTGAAACTTTGCGTAACTATAGAAGGAATGAGCAGTTAGTTGACTTGGACTTTGTACCGGATAATATTCGTAAACAAGTTCTGGATCAGTACGACAATTATGTTGTTAATGATCGCAAAGGTTTACTTAACTACTTTATTAAAAATAAATTAAAACTATTGACCGAGAGTGTAGGTGAATTTTAATGGCAATTAAAAAAACATTTCATGAGATCTTTACTGAAGTTGGCAATGCAACTAAGAAAGCAGATAAGATTCGTATTCTTCAAGAGAATAGTAGTAAAGAACTCAAAGCAGTTCTAGGTTATACATATGATCCAAATGTAGAATGGTTATTGCCAGAAGGTGATCCACCATACAGACCACTAGAAAAAAGTTTAGATCAAGAGTATGGTCTTGCACAAGAGTCCCGTAAGTTCTATTTGTTTGTGAAAGGAATTACTCCTGCACAGCGTAATCTAACTCAATCAAAAAGAGAATCTATTTTTGTTCAAATGTTAGAATCGATTGATCCTGATGATGCAAAAGTTTTGTTGGCAATGAAATCTCGCAAACTTCCTTACAAAGGATTGACACAAAAACTAGTTGCGGAAGCATTCCCCACGATTTCAAAATATTGGTGAAAGGGTAATAAGAGTCTTATATGGGTAAAATCAAAAAGTCTTTTCGTGAATACTTGCAAGAAGATGATGTTCGTAAGAGACCTTTAAAAAAAGAGTCTAGACATAATTACAAAAAACATTTAATGGATCAAATTGAAAATGAAGATTGGGATGAATTAGAAAATGAAATCAGTGAACAAAGTCGGAATTATCATCGGTAATGGTGTTACACGAAAGTTAATTGATCTAAACACATTAGTAGGCAATGGCACAATCTTTGGGTGCAATGCTCTATACCGTGATTTTGATAAGTGGGATTATTTGGTATCAATTGATCAAGGAATGATTGAAGAAATTCGTAATTCCGAAGGTCTTTTTGGTGATGGTCATGTGATCGTTCCTCCTGTTCATGAGCAATTTGAATCTAGAGAATACAGTCCGCATACACGTCGTTCCAATGCGGGAATGAATGCAATGATGGAAGCAATTAAACGTGAACACAATATTTTGTATTGTCTAGGATTTGATTTTCTGTTAAAAGGTAATACGTCAACAGACAACGTGTACAAAGGCACAAATAATTATGGACCCGAAACTCATGCAAATGAAAGTGATAATTTTTATCGAGCAAAATATTTAGAGTGGTATGCAAATCAAAATTCAGATACACAGTTTGTTTTTGTTTTTCCTGAAGATACCTTGAAAAAAGATCTAGATTGTGATAATGTATATTACATGGGAACGCACACGTTCATTAAAAAACTAAATAGTTAAAACTCGAAAGAGGAACTCTTATGCCATTTGAATGGGCAATTATTTTTCTAGGCACAGTCGTTGCCTCAGTTTACTTTTCTTATAGCTCCGGACTTAAAGAAGGAGTTACAACCGCAACTATACTCACCTTGGAACAACTTGAACGTGAAGGATTAATTCACACAGATAGTCATGGTAATATTAAATCAGGACCAAAGGAGAATGTACTATGAGCATGATGGGAAACAAAGCGATTGATGTTGAAGAGGATATCGTTACATTACTGGAATCTAGCAAATCTCTTGATGAAATTGACGACATTATAGCAGAGATGCATGGAGATATGTGGAGAGGTCGTGCGGCCGAAATGCTAGAGGAACAGTATCGAAGTTTACCATAGACTTTAGTCTATTAGACCAAAAACCCCTTGACCTCTCTAACCAGTATGGTATTATGTACATATTGATTGGAGAGGTTTTTTTATGGAATACACACAGAACTACTACGATGTGATTTTGATGGGTGGCATTGTTGTTGCCGCTATTGTTTACTTAGCAGTGAAGGGTGATTTAAAAAAATGGTAATCTCAAGTGGTCTAGTCAAACTGTGGCACAAACCTCCAAAGCAGGTTCGTCACACTATGTTTTTCTTTAACGACAAGTTTCCTATGATTGCCCACACCACAGCAGATCAAGTTTGTATTCTGCCTCAGTGGGTTGATCGTTGTATTGGAGTTCACCAGTTTGTAGTGGTGAGCAAGAGTGGTAGAGATTTAGATAAGCAGGTATGGTCATGATTGAGC